CGCATATTTTGCCGTCTGAAGCCCCCATAGGCTTTATTCAACATGCTCAAACGTTGGATAGCCTAAGCGTTCAAGTGCTTTACTATAAAGGCTTGTTCGCGAGCGCAACCGACGTCATAAGCCTTCTCTACACGGGATGCAGAATAAACAGCCTAGCAGTTGAGTGCAGCCTCGAAGTTGTTAAGGCAACTGTTGAACTTGTTGGAAAGGATGTTACGGTTGGAACAAGCAAAATGGCTGGCGCAACTTATGGCGACTATGTGGGTGCGATTCCATACAGCGAAAGCTACGTGCAGAGAGGCGCAGGCGACGGTTCAGGCTTGACGGCGCTGGAAAGAGTGACAGATTGGAGGTTTACAATGGAAAACAACTTGAAACCTGTGCCCGTTATCCGCTCAACTGATGGACACCTGCTTAAGTATTTGCCTGCTAGACACCGCAACTTAACGGGCGAGTTAATTTTCGAGTTTGAAAGCAAACAAGAATACGACGATGTTGTCAACGACAGCGAGTTTAGCCTAAAATTTGGTTTAGGCAACACAAACAACGCCTTATTCAAGTGTTGTAAATGGGAAAACGTTGCTACACCAACACGCATTGAAGACCTTGTCAGTATAAAAGCCTCGTTTGTTGCACGGGATGCTATCATAAGCTAAATGGGGGTTTGCTAGTGCGGAGGGAAGTTTTGGAGTTGGATGAACGTTTCGGAAAAGAGTATGCGGGTCGTTATGTTTTTCAAGAGATTACGTGGGCGAAGAGGTCAAGGATTATTCAGAAATACACGAAGTATCACCAGATGTCTGGGCAAGTTGTAAGCAGTGATTTTATTGCTATTCAGGCTGAAACTATTTGGGCGAGTCTCAAGGAACAGCCAGAGCATAAGCCTATTTGTTTGGAGAAGTTGCTCAGTGAAGAAGAGGGCATACCGATAGAGCTTGGCGAATTATTCAGCGGAATCGTTAATAGGCTTAATGGTCTCGGCGTAGATGAAACAGCTTTTTTATTAGAGCAATCCGAAGACAAAAGCCAAACCAAGCCCTCACAGACTTCCGCCTCTGTAAAGAATTCGGATGGACGCCAAACCAGCTTGCAGAACAGCCAACCAAAACCATCCAACAATTCATCATGATTCTGAATGAAATGGATAAACAGGCGGAGGAAGAACGGCGAAAAGTTGAGAGGGAAACAAAATGGCGGTCGAGGTAATGTGTAACGCGGAAGGCGTTGAAGAGTTTAAGGCTGCCTTAGAAAGGTTTGATTCTGGAATGCAGACGCATGTGCATGGGCAGTTGGCAAGCTGGGCTGAAGACGTTAAAACCTTAGCCAAGCAGCTTGTTCCAGTCAGAACGGGCTATTTACAGAGTTCAATTTATGCGAAAATCAGCGAGTGGGTTGCTGAGATAGGGGCTGAAGCAACTTACGCCTTGCTTGTTGAGTTTGGCACCAGTCGCATGCGTGCTCAACCCTACCTTTATCCGTCGATTCAGGAGCATCTGCCACGGCTTGAACAGATAATTTGCGAAGCCATTGACGCGGCTAAAGCGGAGGCTGGTTTGACATGAGTTTCCGTGAGATAGCCGTAACTATAAGGGCGGTTAATCGGGCTAGCCACGAATTTGCAAGAGTTCAAACTGATGCCGAAGCCTTATCAGTGCGGATTAAAAGTTTAGGCGCTGCCATTGCGGGTTTTGGGGCAACTGGCACCGCTATTGGATATGTAGCTCATCAATTTGGCTTGTTGAATGATGAACAGGCTAGAGTTTTCAATTCAGCCATGTTGGTTGTCACTGTTATGGGCATGTTTATGCGGACAAGTTTGGGCGTAGCCATAGCGCAGAAGGCTTATGCTGCTGCTTGCTGGATTGCAACCACCGCACAAAATGCTTTAAACATCAGCTATGCAACTTTTCTGGCTTTAACAGGCGTCGGCATCGCTGTGATTATCGCTGCGGCGGCTGCCATGTGGAGTTTTGCAAATAGCATGAACTCTGCAACTGCCTCAGTTCAAGATTTCAACGACGCAACAGCGGAAATGCCTACTAGTACTCGTAGTATTCATCGTGCAGGTGAGTCGGATTTTTATCGTCAAGGAGTTGAGGGCACGCCATGAGCATTAACATTCCGAATCTTGCCGTGGTCTTGGGTTCTGTAACGCCGCCTCAAGGCGACATTATCGACGCTAGGGTCTACTTAGGCGCCACAAAAGAGGTTAGCAGTTGGGAATTGCTTCTGCAGAATTGGGACAAGAAATACAGCCTAGGCGGGACTTATCCGATTAACGTTGGCAGTGATGGCCACATCGATATTGGTCGTGGAACAAATTGTCCGCAGATTATTACTACGAGGACTGAAAGCGTCAAGTACGAATCGAGTCCTCACGAGAATTATCTTCGGGTGAGCGGTCGATGTTGGGGTGAGAAATTATTCCGCCGTGTTGTTACGAAGGCGTATTCAAATCAGAAGGGTGAAACTATTGTCAAGGACTTGCTTGACAGTTTTGCGGGTTTGAGCCATGTTAGAGATTCCACTGAACTTGTGGAAGACACGGATACTACGTACACGAGGTTGGAATACGAAAACACACCTGTCTGGGATATTCTCAAATATATCGCTGAAAGCGCGGATAAGGCTGGTGTGATAGGTTTTGATTTTCGCGTAGCCCCAGACGGCAGATTCGAGTTTTTCCCAAGGAACAGCAAAACTTCGCCAGTGAGTCTTGCCGAGAAAATCGAAGCCAGCGAGTACCGCAAAGACATTCACTGCGTAAGAAACAAAATCGCGGTTTACGGAGTTGCTGATAAAAGTGCTCCTTTAGATAAGGATGCGTGGAGTGAAAGTCTAACACCCGATGATGGTGATTGGTATGCAGTTTCAGGTGAAATAAGCCTTGACACGGCAACCAAGAAAAAAGGCAATGGAAGCATCAAAACCTACGCTGAAAACCTTTACTATGCATCTTGCAGACTTGTATTAGACAGCGGCAGAGAGATTAACACAAACCTCTATCCTGCTTTCAATTTTTGGATCAGACGTGAAAGTGATTTTAACGGTAACATAAACTTAGCCTTATACGACATCGCAGACAAGAGCATTTCTCACATGTTTAACATAGGCGCAGAAGAATGGTTTCAAACATGCTTCAAAGTTGGGGTTCAAAACGCCGATGCTTGGGATGTTGAAAGCGGTTTCGACTGGACGCAAATAAAAGAGATTCGTTTTGACTGCTGGTTTGCAGGCACTGGCACAGGCAGCTTCTGGGTTGATGACTTATTCTTCGGCGAACGCCGCTACAGTTCAACACAAGAGGATGCTCCAAGCCAAACAAACTATGGATTAAGGGAGCTTGTTGAAGTTGATGAGGAGCTCTACAGCGACAACGAATGCATGTTAAGGGCTAAGGCCTCACTCTCCAATTTAAAAGACCCAGCAGAATATCTCACGATAAGAAGCACCGTCATAGACTATGGCACTACTCCTCTCTTGCCAGGCGACAAGATTCATGTGACTTTGCCAAACGAGAACGTGGACGCTGACTTCCGCATTTTAAACGTTGAGTATCACGTTGATGCGAAGACACAGACGCTTGAAATAACTTTGGAGCTTGGACGTGAACAGCCTTTGTTGGCTGACTACCTGTATGCTCTGCGCAGCAAAACAGACCATTTGAGTAGACACAAAATTGCGAGGATGATTTAATGGCTGTTGCTTACGGAAGATACGAGGAATCATTCAAAGCCATCCACAGTGCCCTGTTTGATATTATGGCTCCGCCTAGTGGCAAAAGAATAACGAAGCTGGCATTCACGTGAAACCCAAACGGAACACTTGCCACATTAAAAACCCATGATGGAGAGCAGCTGCTGTTTACGTTAACATTCTCATGGAACGATGAAGGCACTTTGAAGGAGGTAAGCCGAGCTGATGCTTGACAAAGCCTTAGTGATACGTGACGACAAAAACAAATTCAAAGATGTAGGCGACGTTTTAGCCATAGCCCGTTCTGAAGGTAAAAAGCTTTTCAAAACTCATGAGAATGTTTTTGTTGTTCGGTTGTTTTTTGACGTTGAGGTTGGCTGGATAGCGGTTGTTCGCTGTTCATTAGCGGATGCTGGTTGTTCAAAAGCGCTGGTTGTAAGCAAGGGAAGAAAATGAAATGGAATGGAAATAAAAGAGAAAGTTGGGTTTAAAACGGAGTGGAGAATAGACAAGTTCAAAGACCCCTCCGATTCAGTTGCAAAAGCCCTGGAAAAGGGAATAAGCATTGAAGAAGCAATTGCCGAGGCGGGTGAAAATTTTCTTGGCTGCGAAGTTTTTGAGGGAAATCTTGGACTAAACGAGGGATTGCAAGAGCTTATTGACGTTATCTGCGGTTTGGGAACGCCGACAAAATGGGATGAGGGCAACGCTCGTTTAGGTGTTGGTGATGGAACGCCTTCTGCGGATGCTGCGCAAACGGGGCTTCAGGGAACAAATAAGACGTTTAAAGCGATGGATACGGGTTATCCGCAGCGTTCAGCGCAGACGGCAGAGTGGCGAGCAACTTTTGGTTCTGCTGAGGGCAATCATGCTTGGGAAGAATTTACGGTTGTGAATGCTGCTGATGATTCAGGCAAGAACTTGAATCGCAAAGTGGAGTCTAAAGGCACGAAAGTGACCGGAGAATCGTGGGTTCTTAGTATTAAAATCTCGTTCAGTTAAGGGCTTCCAAAATGAATGTTCCCTATTTTCTTTTGCGTTTGCTTCCAATGTGGAGCTACATTTGTCCACGATGCAGGCGGGAAGTAGCCAAAAACAGTTGCAAATGTCTCCATTGTGGGGAGCATTATGGGGTGCCGTTGAAGGTTCCGCCTAAGTGCTTGAAGGACAGTAAGGCTTTAGAAGATTATGTTCACAGACGTGTTTTTCCCAGAATTAGTGCAGAGCAGAGAGAATATTTGGCGCAGTTTTTTACGACGTTGTTTAGTGATGGTTTTGAAAGTGGCGACTATTCTTCGTGGGCGGGTTATGGGCAAAGTGGTTCATCTAGTGTTGAAGTGTCAGGAGATTGGGCGCATCATGGAACGAAAAGCAGCAAACATGTTTTTGCACAGTTTAACGATGAGTCTTACGTGTATAAAACGATAACAAGTTCAAACATTGTTTTTATGCGAATATATCTTAAGGTTACTGCTTG